CGATGATATTAAGTTGTTTGCTTGACCTTTGTCCACCGACCGAGGGGATTCAATTGAATAATCTCATCAATTGCATACTCAATCGCAAGATCTTGATCAGCTTCAGACATTTCATCTGAAGTTTTCACAATCCTTGCAAGGTACCCTGCTGTGTAGTACCCGTGGTCTTGATCCCATGCATCCCATTCCTCATACTGAGTCCAAGGATTGAAAGGATTGTCAATAGTTGTTAGCATGTGAAGCTCTGCCACAGTACAATCCTCCTTAGGCTACAGTGGTGTGGTGGTGGGGTGCTGAGAGAGGGGTGTTATGAACCATCACTAGGACCATTCAGAGGCCCCCTTCTCAGAGGCCAGGGCACTGTTCAGTGTCGAGGCGGGGATGCCAAGGGCACCGGCTACTTCAGCCTGGGAGTATCCAGCAGCAAGCATGTTCTTTGCACGGAGCAGCTTAGCAGGAACCATGACGGTGGCTTCACGAGGAGTAGCCAACGCCTTAACCTGGTCCAGGTCAGCGTGATCCAGAATAGACTCGAGCATGTTGTTACTGATGGCCCCGTGTTGAATCGCCTCCCATTCAAGGGGGGTGATTTTAACGGCTTCCTTTTTGGACCCCACTCTAATACGGGCCTCGGTCAAAGCCTGTGATTTGATCTTCTTCAGATCGGCGGGATCCATGTCCGGATTGGACTGGGTCTTCATTTTGACCACGGTCTTTGCGAGAAGCTGCGCTTTTCTTTCAAGGGGGGCGTTCATTTGGGCCAGGTTCAGCTTGGCCTTCAGAGTGAGCACCTCGTTTGCGTAGGTCTTCTTCGCAGAGGGGGAGTAAGGAATCGGCTTGGTCGAGATGTACTCTTTCCTTGCGTTGTTTGCAAGGGACTTCAACCGATTGGCGTGATCAGCGTACACCGCTTCCATGGGAGTGCCCGAAGAAAGCTTGTGTGCATTATCCACTACCGCCATCTTGGAGGTCTTGGTCATGCGGGGCTGAACATTGCCATCCTTGTCCACAAACGTGGCATTGGTCGGGACGAACACCTTCTTTCCTGTGGCCTTGTCGATGGGCCCACCCTGAGCGGCCTTCCTCAGCGTCTGTTCAGGAATCCGAGCCTCAGACTTAGCCCGTGAGATGAGCGTGCTAGCGCCACCTCGAGAACTGTTCTGATACTTGGTCTTGAGTTCCTTGATCCCATTGTCAATGGCAGACTGCTTGTAGTTGAGGCTGTGCTTTTCAGCATCGATTACAACCATGGAGTGGCGCACGGCACGAGCGATCTCAGCGTTTGAGGCGCCCTTGATCGTCATGTCCGTGATCAGGTTGGAGACATCACCCATCTGCTGCTGCTTGGCGCGACCCGAAGAACTCTTGCCCTCAGGGAAGACAACCTTTCGCTCAGCAGCATTCCAGGTTCCACCATCGATGGTCCGCATTCCCTCGTACGGCTTGTATGCAGCCTGCGGATCGAAGTCCTTGAGCCCCTCGAGGGAGCCTTCGTTCTTGACCCGACCTTTGTTGTTGGGTATGACGAGAACCGTGTCACCATCGAAGTCAGCGCCCGAGAGTCGACCAGCGACCTTAGGGTGAATACCGACTGCGTCAGCAGCATTGCCCATGACCCGCCTTGCTTCACGATTCTTGTTGTTGACCGTGAGTTCAGGGATCTCGAACTTACCACCATGAGGGTGACGAACGAGGACTACACGCTCACCATCGTTGTAGTTGGGCGCATAGATCTCGCCTTCCTTCAAACTGGGGATGGGGAGAATGACGTGGTTCCTGGTGCGTGGCAGACCAGCAGCCTTGAGGTGGACAGCAGCGGAATCGGCGCCATCAGCGAAGGACTCGAGCAGCTTCCTCTTAACCGCGGGGTTAGTGAGGGCCGTGATCTCGTCGTACTCTTGCTTCCGGATGTCATAGGCCAGGCCCAGCTGTTCTTCAGCCAGACCCTTAGGCTGCTTCGAAAGGAACTGAGACGAGAAGTTGCGAGACCACTCGTTCCACTTACCTTCCT